TAGTGTATGATATATCAATAGCAAAAAGAACAAAAGCTACAACTTTTGTGATGCCTATGTTACCTGGTACTAGAAAATTATATTTTTGGAGTACTTTCTTTGTAAATTGTTTTATAGCTACACCAGAAGACAAAGATTGTATAGCATTACTATTTAGATGGTCTGCTGATACAAGATATATTAAGTTTGAGAAAATACTAAAAGAGGTTAAATATTTTAAACGTAGGTATGATCCTAGTCCTAACTATGTAATGTTTGTTTTTGACATTCCTAAAGGATTTAGAAGAGAATACAGAGCGTTTATGTTAGGTAAGTACTCTAAGTTTAGCAGAGAATACAAGCTAGACATTTTAGATTTTCATGGAGCTGATATTAATGACGAAGTGGGTCAGATTATATTTAAGAGTGACAAACGTAGAGAGTTGTTAGAGAAACGACTTAATGCAGACTTGCCAAAAGAGTCAGAGCTCTTAAGTATAATAGATATAGAAGCAGAAACATATAATCCAGATATTTATAAATTAAAAAAACTACTATGAATATAAATGATATTGTAATATTAAGAAAACATGATCAATACCATCATCGAGGCGTTATTGGGAATAGGTACATAGTTACGGAGATTAAAAAGACAGAAGTTAAGCTATGCGCTGAAGAGTCTAATGATTTTTGTTTTTATACAAGTCCTGATAATGTAGAACCATTAGTACAGTGTACAATTCCAAGTTGGAAAGAAGATAATCTAAGATGGATACAAACACGTACGGACTCTGATGATTTTGCAGAGAAGCTAGACGAAGTTGCTAGCAAGGTTGTAAACTTATTAAAAAGTAAAAACAAAGCTTATGGTAACACTGCGCTAGATCCTGTACAGATCTTTAGTAGACTTGACGCAACAGAAGCTATTTGTGCTCGTATAGATGATAAAATTATGAGAATAAAGAACAAAGGTATTAATGATCAGACTGAGGATAGTGTCGATGACCTTATAGGTTATTTACTTTTGTTAAAGATGAGCATGTAATGATTATTATATGGCCATCATAAAAAAGAAAAGGGGTATTGCCCCCTTTTTTTAGACCCGTGATTACTCTCTTATTTTTATATCTATATCATGTGGAGCATATTCATTGCCTCCAAAATAGGGATATAAATAATACCTTCTAATTAACCCCCAATAACCTTCCGGCCTACGTCTAACCATTGTAGTGTCACCATCTATAACTATAACATAGTAAAAAGTTGTTATATCTATTACTGCATTGTAAATTACATCTGGTTCTATAGTTCTTATTGTAGCAGAACTATGTCTACCTTCTTCGTGCCTTAACCAACAAAGCTCTAGATTATTATTTATGTATCTCCAACCAAGACGTATAGAGTATTTTTGATGTCTTACACCAAAATCACTCATACCATATATCTTGTTTACATCGTGTTGGTTTTCTGGGATCTCTGAAGTATAGATTGCAGACTCAGTTAATATAAAATCAAATTTTATTCTAGAGTTAGTAGGATGATTAATAAAAGAACCGGAGCTATGTTTGCCCTGCGGTATAGTGTAAGTTTTAAATCCTAGATCATCAACTTCTTTACTACATCCTGATATAAATAAAAATATAACTATTAAATAGCTCCTTGTGTAAACCATTTGTAAGCATCTCTAGGACTTCCTGATTTGGACAATCCTCTAAATACAGGAAATATGTCCATAAACATTTTTTCAATTTTACGGTCTCCTTTTGCATATTTACCTGACCTTCTTTGGTAAAATATAAATTCTTCAGGAGTAATACCTAGTCTATATCCACCTTCATAAGCTATTTGTTTTAAAAGTGTTAACCCTTTTGTGAATGGTGAAACGGTTGCTGTTGGTGATTTTATAAGTCTTAGAACTTCATTTGCTCCAAAAATAGGTGTCCATTGTAAAGTTTCTGATTGGTATCTTTTTGCTTGATATAATAAAAAGTTAGTTGCCCAGGTTTCTTCATCATCATCTATATTAAGTAATAGCGATACTAAAATAGAAGCGAGAGCTAGTTGACCAAACTCTGTTAAACTTCTCTTAATATTTTGTTGTTCTACTAAGTTTAAATCTTGGTACGCTGCTCTTGCAGACATTTTTTCAAATGAGTCTATTATATAGTTCCACATACTTATATACATACCTTGTGTAACTGTACCTAATTCTTCATCTACTTGTGCTCGGTCATAATCTCTAGTTAAGCTTCCATGCCCATATCTTCTTCTATACCCTGGTACCATCCAGCCACGGAATACTCCTACTAGTTTACCTATCCATCTTCTACTTAAGGCTGTATGAGCCATTTCACCTTTAGTTTGGTTAGTTCTTCTAGCTATACCTTGTATTCGAGACATAAAATCTCTTCTGCTAAAGTTGTCTACTCTAGGATCTATAGACATTTTACCAGTTTTTTTATCTATTATAAGTAAATCATATAAATTAGCAGCACTACCATCTTTATTCATAATAACATTACCGTCTTTATCTTTTAATTTTCCTTCTAGATTTTTCATTAGTGCTAACATTCTTGTAGCAGATAATTCATGTTCTACTCCTTGTTGCATTACTAAAAGATTACTTGTATCAATAGCTTTTCTTAGATTACCTCCTACTAATTTATTACCCTCTCTATCTGTAAACTCTGTTAATGCATCAAAATACTCCATGGCTTTACCTATTTTACTTCTAGGATTAAACCTAGCAATATCTGTAACAGCCATTCCTGATCCCCAGTATTGTCCTTTTGCCCATGCTATATCACTTTTTGTCATAAACTGTCCTGCAAATCCTTCTTGCATTAAAGTCATATTATCAAGTATAAACTGGTTTGTTGCTTGTAAGGCGTTAAAAGAAAGTGTACTTGCAGCTGTAAAAGCTGTTAGAGATCCTGCTATTTTATTAGCTTCAAACTCTTTTCCTCTAACTGTAAATGTTTGTTTTATATTTTTTTGCCCAAACATTATAGAATCTAACCATTCTGTTACATGCTTATATGTATAACTCTCCCCTTCTTTTATATCTGGTAAATCATAACCAAATTTATTTGCTATCCAACTAAATGTAGCAACCCCTGCAGAGTTTAATTCTAAGTACTCTCTATCTTTTAACATCATTTGATACGTAGCTACCGCTCCGTGAATTTCATTTTTAGTTTTAAAATTAAATGCTTGATGTCCAAATCTATATATACTACTACCAAGATCTTTAGATACATCTTCTGCAGCAACATTATCGATTCCATACACCGGGACTTGTTTGTCTACAAATTTTACGTTTTCATTTTGTCTGTAAAAATCATAATCTGCTTCTTGTATAGTTAAACCTTCATTAACAATATCTCGTGTAGTAACTATAATTCCTTGCTCTCTCATTCTATCAATTGTTTCTTTTCTCCAACTAGGCAATAGATAAGAAAATTCTTCCCAAGAATGTTTATCTTGAACTTCTGTTCCTACAAGTTTTTGTTGTTTTCTATACTCTCCTAATAAAAAATCATAATACTTTTTTAATCTAGGAGTATTTTGTATAGTTGTGTACTTTGAATTTGTGTAGTCTGTTTTTGTGTATGTTTTACCTTTAAGAGTGTAAGTTTCTCCAGTACTAGGTCTTACCCAATCTCCTTTAGGTTGATCATATTCTTCTATGTAATTTCTACGTATTTCTTTTTCTCGTTCTGCTTTATATATACCTGCAAGAACATATGCTTCTGTATTCTCTTTATTCTCAGCTTTTAACTCACGACGTATTTTATTTTGTTCTTTTATTTCTGAAGTTAATTCTGATAGCTTATCTCTCCAGTTAGGAACTTCAGATGTATTCTTTTTATTCCAAGCAGCTTCTGCTCTTTTATAACTTGCTCCTGAATTACTACTGTAAAATACATTAAGAGCTTGAGAAAAAGTTTCTTGATCAATTTCTCCATCAATCATATAGTCTTCTGCTTTAGGTTTATTATATTTTTCAGCTATTTGGTTTAGATATTCTTTTTGATTTTCTCTATGCTTTTTTATATCGTACGGATTTACAAACGCTAAACGTTCTTTACCTTTTAGTGTAACAGTTTCAATTAAAGGTTCATTTAATTCTGCTACATTAGTTTCATCTCGACCTTCAGCAAATTCTCTGTATTCTGGATCTAGTTTAGATTTTAAATCAAGCATCATGTCATTTTTTTCAATGTTTGCTTGGTCTACCATTTTTATCATTAACTGCACACCTCTGTCTGAAGAATACTGTAATGGATCTACCCAATAAGACATTGCAGACTTATCAATATTAGCATCTTGTAAAATACCTACTAAATCTGCATATCCTTTAATGTCTTTTCTTTTCCAATGATCTATAGTTAAAGCTAATTGTTTTTCTTTTAGTTCTTCTTTAGTAATTTGTCCATCTTTAAATCTACGTTTTAACTCAATCCAATCATTTGAATTTCTAGGAGGAGAGAATGGTTTTTTTGTTCTTTCCATAGTAGATATTATATCTTGTACAGCAGGTGATATATCTTTGTTTGTAAATCCTATTGCATATTGAGCCCACAGCGGTATAATTTTTTCTCTAAAGTCTGCATTTAGTCTTATAGATTGATCAATAATTACAGATAGTTTCTGGTCCATTGTATCAAACTGTTCTTGATCTTTTATACGGTCTGATGTTTTTGCAAGACTTAATAAAGTTCTAATGTTTTCAAGTTCACTTAAAGTATCAACTGTTCTGTTAAGTGCAAATATTCTATTTAACACCTCTGCCTGTCCCTGGTCTTCTATTCTCATTGATGTAATAGTGTCAAACTCAGCTTTACCTCTAAGTAAAGTATCTGCTAAAGCATCTACAAGTTTAAATAAGTCTTCTACTTTTTTTGCATTAACAAGTGCGGCTTGAAGTCTTAATAGTGTAGCGTATTCTGTTTGATTTCTGTCTTCTTTAGGCTTTTGTTTTAATCTGTATAATTCTTCTTCTATCCTAACTTTAGACTTTGCAATAAATACCTCGAGCTTTTCTTGGTCTTTACTCTTCTTTTGTAATTGCGGCATACTTGCTTCAGATTTAAGACTAGTATTAATTCTTAGTTTTCTAGCAAACATTTCTTGTGCAAGTATTGCTGCTTGATTAGGACTAATCCCAAATAGTTCTCCTATTTTTCTAAATATTCTGTTAAGAATTCTTTGTATTTTATTAGGATTTTTTCTAGTAATTTTAGCCCCTTCTATTCCAATTGCTGTAGCTAATACTTCTTTATCTAATAGTTCCCCATATAATTCTGGATACCTAGCTTTAACATCATTAAATAGTTTTGTACCTCTTAACTGCTCAAAAGCTTTAACAACTGTAGGATCAGTTGTACCTAATAAATCTATGTATATATGTCCAAACTCATGATAGGTAGTATCTTTTGTAACAAGGTTAGGGTTTATTCTTATGACAGGACTCATTCCTTCTTGATAAGGATCTACTTGACCAATACCATCTATACTAGTATCTAATTCAACTTCAACTGTTACTCCCGCACTAGCAAAAGATTTTTTTAGATGGCTAGAAACTCTATAAACATTTGCTAAATCTTCTTGTTCCATATAAGAAAACCTACTTTCACTTGTATTTTCTCTTCTAGCCATTTCATCTAAGAAATAATCTCTAGTATTAGGATCAGTGCCTGCTACAAATTTAACATACTGGTCTATATCTACTCTATTCTTTAAGTTCTTTTCTATAGGTGTTGGAGGTTTTACTTCGATTTGAGTTAACACAGACTCGTTTATAGTTAAGCTGTGTAATTCTGCTGCAGGAGAATAAATATTTTGTTCTGTATTTCTTATATATTCTGTAGATAATAAACCTGGATGTGTAAGATTTATACGTCTTACTTCTCTTAGCGCACGTTGCCAATTAGACTGGTTTAGATATATTACTTTATCTTTTATTGTTGCTAGCTTGTGCTTTTTTAGAATTCTATATACATCGTTAGTTTTTTTACTTGCACCAGCTGTATTATCTAGATACCCAAATAAATCTGTATAAAATTCAGAAAAAGCCCCATTTACATAATATTTACATGCCATTTTAGATTTGTTTTAAATTAACACTCTCCACGTACAACTCCACTTGACGGGTTAGATTCATCATCAATATTTTTACTAGGATCAAACATAAAATCTATAAATTTATCTTCTGTTTCATAGACTGCTTCTATTGGAGTTTGTGTTGTATGGAACATTTTTTTGTTTGCCCCAACAACAGAGTCTGGTGAAATTGCCATTCCTTCACTGTTAAATCCTGTTCCAATTTCATTTAACTTTTTAGGTATGCCTAGCTTTTCTAGTTGTTGGTATGTAACTACATCCTGACCCATCTCTACAAGTACAAATAAAGTATCTGCTTTATTTTTAATATACTGTTTATATTTACGTTTACCTTTTATAAATACTCTAGGATCTTTTCTTGTAAAAGAAAGTAATCCATTTTCTATAGCTCCATCTTTTTTTGTAAGTGTGATTACATCTACTAAATCTCTTCCGCCCGGTCTTCTTGTACCATAGTTTCTTACAAACTCGTGTACAAAGTTATCAAAATTTTCATAATCACCAATGTCTAACCTTTCTGTTTCTTTTTTCCAAAAGTCTACAGGACTGTTTTCACCTGGATTTAGTATATCTGTTGTTATAACTTCTGAAGGTATAAGATCTATATAGCTGCCGTAAGTTGGGAAATACCCATGTGTCATTATTTGATTAGCAACTAGTAGTTTACCAAACTCACTTATTTTTGGATTTTGATCTTTAATTAAACTTAATAACGCATCACTTAGATTGTTTTTATCAGCTGTTGAGATGTCTACGCCTATGTCAAATTGTAATAATGCTACTCCATTTTCTTGATTAGATGGATCTGCTTTTAAAGCCGCTATAAAAATATTATTATTTAGTCTTGGAAACTCAGTTTTTAATTTTATAAATCTAGTTACAATATTATTTGCATTTTCTGGATCGTATAGCTCTTCTAAAGTTTCTCTAGTTGTAAGTCCCGGATTGTCTCCTATTTTTTTCATAAAAGGACTAGTAGGTAGCGCCATTATTTTATGATACAAAACTCTATCTATAAATTTATGCTCTTGTGCGTTAAGAATGTCAATGTTTAATATGTTTCTTAAGTTCTTTTTAAATTGATCAAACGCTCTAGTCTTTTGTATAAATCCTAATTGTTTAGTATCTCTTATTATAACATCGAAAATTCTTCTATAAGCAACACCAACAGACGGTACACGATTTTTTTCTTTAGAGTTTTGATGTCCTATTAAAGCATCAGCACCTTCAATATGTCTAAATGCTATATCATATAAATATCTGTTTTCTTCATCTAGATATGCATTAATAGCAGATATTTCATTCATGTTTGTTCTAGTGTCTGGTGTTATAATTTTATAAATCATTGCTAGCTGTCTCCCTGTTTGATGATATGACTCAAAACTATTTAATACTCTTTGGTCTAAATTATTACCTGCTACATCCTTAAACGAATTTGTTTGTAACTCTTCTACATTTATGTTTGATCCTTGTGGATACTTATTGCTTTTTAATTTATACTTCTGTCTAACCTTTTCTATAGCCATAAATAAATCACCTGGATTTAAATCCATTACTTCTGCTTGGGTTATAACTTCTTTAAGTATTGGTTGTGCTATAAAGTTTAGAATAGTATCATTAGGAACTCCTACACTTGTAAGTAGTACTATTACTGGAGCTGTATATTTATTATCATTTAAGTCTAATTGCACCGGATTAGTACCTGCATCTACAGATGCTGATAGACGCATTGATAATCCATTATCTGTAAATTGACCTTCACTGTCTTTAGTTACACCTACAGTTTCAAAAACTTCACCATTAAAAAATACTTTTTTACTTGGTTGGAATCCTGTAGCACCTTTAAGTCTCATTACTTGTTTAGTTTCTGCTACATTTCTACCTGCAATTCCATTGGAATAAAGACCAGTACCGGCTTTACCTGCTTTGTTTCTAGCTTCAAGTGTTAGCTGAGTTAAAGGGTTATTATAGTTTAAGTCTAAATCAATATCTGTTTTTTCTCGTATATTTTCTGCAAATTTTTCTAGTGGTTGTGCAGATAGTGGAGTTAAAACTTCTTGTAGGTGTTTAGGATCTGTTAATATAGATTTAAATACATTATAAATTATATTATTTCTTTGTTTTCTATTATTTTTAGCACCAGGAGTATAGTCAGGTTTTATAACTACACTTGGATTACTTGCCATTCTTTCTTGGAATATTAAAAATAATTTATCAATGTCAAAGTCAGAGCCCATTTGTGTTGTAATTCCTCCAGGAACCATAATAGCTTTTTCATAGTTTTCAGGTAAAAAATCTACAACTTTCATTACTACTGCAGAACTCTTACCTTGTTGTGGTACACGGTATCCTATAAACTCTAATCTAGGATCTCCGTCAAAGTCTTCAGGTATTGCCTCTCTAGGGTTGCCTTCTTCATCTGTAAAACCTTCTAGTTCTTTTTTTGTAAATCCAAGCAGACTAGCTTTAATTCTTACTTCTGACCCTCCATTACTACCATTATACATTTGCAGCTCTCTACTTCTTACATGTCCTCCTAGCTCTGCTATTTGTACTACCTCTTGTCCAGGAAGCATTTGTCTAAAGATAGCTCTGTTATATAAATTACTTACAATACCTTCAAACTTTGCTGCATAGTTAGGAAAACTTAAAGGAATTGCAAACTCATGGTCATAATTATCTACAGGAAATATATCTAATGCATCTAAATAATTTTTTGGTAAATCTCTTTCTTCAATTGCAATACTAATTTCATCTCTAAGATTTTGTAACAACCTACGTTTTGCTTGACTGTATTCAATTGTGTTTCTATCACCATCCTGTAACAGTTTTCTTAGTTTATTTACACCTAATCTATTTCTTAAGTTGTTTGTGTCTTCTTTAATGTTTTCATCTATTGCTCTTCCATATGTTTCTTCTAGTTCAAATCCTTTAACTTGTCTACCTGCTAAATCATACTCTTCGTTTTTTACAATGTTTGTAGTTAAATTTTTTCTAATCTGTCTATTAAATATAATCTCCTGTGATTTCTTATTAGGTATCATTTGAGGAAATCTTAATTTATTAGAATTCTTAACCATAGGATTAGAAGCATCAAGCGTTTCTATATTATTAAAATCTTGTGCATTAGTATATGCTGTTTTTGTTGCACTTTCTGTATGAACCACATGTATATTATTCTCCCTCATAGTCTTTAGCATACTTAGTAACTTTGGAAAAGATCTTGCAAGTTCTGGTGTAACAACTACATAAGAGTTCTTATCTGCTTCAAACTGTGTTAATCCGTTTTTAACATCTAGTTGCTCATGATATGGCTTTAAAGGCATAACTATTCTATTATAGTCTGCTCCTGTTGCTCTATACTCTTGATAAGCTTTTTCATCTAAATCATCATTCCATTTACCAAGACCTTGTTGAATTCCGCGGTACATGTCTAAACTAATAAATGTTTGTGCATCTGTTTTATTTACAGATCTATATGCATTAGAAATTTTTATAGCTTGTTCTCTAGGAACGTTAGCAGCTATTAGGTTTCTTAACATAACATCTGCAGTTTCACTTGCATCATCTTTAAAAATAAAATCCATATCTTTTATTACTAAAGCGTTGTATGTAGGCATCATACCATAGTCTGGATTGCTTTTGTCATATCCTTGTAGAAATAGTTTACTACCAGGAGTATTTAAAAGGTGCATACGTTTAATATATTTAGAAAAATCTGTAGAAAAAGAATACCCACTTCTAGTTATTTTAGCTAGCTCTGTACGTAATGCAAAATCATTAAAGACAAAACTTCTTACATATGCAGCTGGGTCTGCAATTGTACTATCAACATCTTGTTTTAAATTAATTTCATAAGTTTCTATTTCTGTTAAAACTTCTAACTCAAATGCCTCTAAACTTTTTTCTACAATATCAATTTCTCTATTTATAAACTCTCTTAGTTTAGATTGTTCTGTATATGTATCTGGACTTTGATTTAAAAAGTCTACTAAGTACTTAACAGCTTCTTCTGCTTTACCGTCTTTATTTAAATTGTAGATTTGAGTCATTTTAAATGCTCCTCCATCTTTTAAATATTTATTATCGCTTTTTGGATCATAGTGATAATTAGCAATAAGTTTAGAATCATCATTATTTTTTACAGCAGCTTCAACTTGTTCTGTAGCTTGATGTATTCTAGCTAAATCTTGTATTATAAATGATTCTATAATATCTCTTCTTTCGCTGTTTTGCACTCTAAATGATTTTAAACTATCAGGTCTAGGCATTTCTACATAATTTAATCTAGGCCTATCTGATTGTATGTGTGGAGCAACTAATGCAAATCTTTTTCCTTCTGCGCCCCCTCTATTATTATGTGCTATCATTCTCTGTATTAGAGATGCTTTACGGCTTTGGTTTGTATAATCAAAAGCATATGGCTTATCTACTCTTTTTATAGAGTCTAAAGTATAATTAATAAACTTTTCTTTTACTTTAAATCTTTTTCCTTCAGGAGTTGCTAATACCTTTAAAAAGAAAGACATGTATTTACTATCTTCTTGTGTCAGTGTAAGTGCTCCTGGATTAAACAAAGGATCAGTTTTTAAATCTTTTATATAACTATCTAATTCTTTTATTCTGTCTGGATCATTAAACAACTCTGTAATTTCATCAAGGTTTGTTGGAATATTAATAGGGTAGTACTGTTTTAATGTACCGCTAATAAAAGAACTAAAAGGCTTTTGATTAAATAGTAAAGATGTTTCAGCTATTCTTTCTACAGTTTTTCTTTCTGCTTTGTATACGTTTATAGTTTTACCACTTTCTAAATGTGTTAAAAGTTTTCTAAGATTAAACCCAGCTTTGTTTGCTAAATCAGTTAATGCTACTCCTTCTGTTTTTGTTCCTATCCCTAATTTATAATATTTTTTTAAGTTTTCTGTAGTAATATCTAAGGTAGGCCCAAAATCCATACCAAGCTCCCATATATAATTTGCTAGAGCTTCTATTTGATAGTCTTCCCAGGTATTAGAAAACAGAGCTTCATTAACAGTATTCCAATAGCTTTGTAAATTTTTTAATTTTTCAGGTTTAACTACTAAATCACCTTTTTCATTTTTAGTATAGAGAGCTCTTTCATTTAAATTATCTACAGAAAGATCTGCATAATCTCTTCTAATTTTTTTAGTAGATATATTTTGATTAGAATCTATAATCTCATTTACAAAAGTACCATCGTCTAGTTTTCTTTGTTTAAATAAATAAAATTTTGTGTAAGAGTTTCTAAATGCAGTAAACACTGCTGCTTGTTCTGAAGATTCTAAAATTTTAAACCTATCA